TTAAACATTCCATATTGTTGACCGATAGCAATTTTTTCATCTCTTGTAATATGTTTATTTCAATTTCAGTATCAACATATTTTGTATAATGGTTTATTATATGATTCTCTATTTGTTTGCTGTATTTTGATAAATCTTCTATGTATTCATATTCTCCTTTTTCAAAGAATTTATTTATGAATTCTTTAAATTTTTCATCAACATTAGGTATATCTAATCCTTTATCTTTCCAATATGAGTTTATATGTGAATAACATTTACCCCCTGTTATGATAAATTTTTTTGTTATAGGATTATACATATAATTGATATTCTTTATTTTGCGATTACATATACATACTTTCTCTGTATGAACTTTATCTTGTTTAAATCGTTTCCATTCTCCTATTGCTTCATCAATATTATTGCTATGTGACAATTTCAAAAGATTAGGTTCTAATTTAAAAGGCATTCTAGTAATATATACATAGGGACTTTCTTTTTATTAGAAATTATATTTATTTCAATCATTAATGCCTGAAAGTTTATTTTTATCTGCTTTCGTCGCGTTATTGTTTGCCTTTTTCTCCTCGTTTGCCTTCTTCGTTTTCCTTCTTCGCGTCCTTATTTTTCTTCTTCTTTCCGCCATTATATATTAATAAATTGATATTTTAATTTTACTTATTTGGTAAAAAATTGAAAGCTTACATTTTTTAAAATGATAATGCAGGTTAATAAGGTAAAACACAAATGGCTTTAGAATTAGTGAAAGATTTTATATTCAGCATATTTGGAATTTCATTAATGATAAGATTATTATTATTAATAATAACAAAGGAAGAAATATACATAATTGCAATATAAATATTATAATCTTACAATCAGATTAGGTAAACACAAGACAAATTTTTTTAATTATGAGAAAAAATTGAAGTAATTATATTTATAATACAAACAGTATACAAAAGACAATGTCAATCATTCGCCCAGCACCAATCATTACAGACAAGAATTATCTTTCTAATCTCTCAAAAGCAACCCAAACAACCCCACCAATCCAACAAACACTAACAATCCAAACAACCCCACCAACACAACAAACACAACAAACACAACAAACACAACCAATACAAATACCAACAACACCAACAACACCAACAACACCAACAACACCAACAACACCAATTGCTCCATATAATAAATATTGGAATGAATTATCATTAGATGAAAGAGATGCAGCAATAACATTAGGATTCAATGAAGCATTATGGAATTCAAATGAACCAACTGCTCATACAATGCAGACATGGAATGAAATGACAAATTCAAATTTAAATATATGGATGTCAGCTGTATTTTTAGGATATACCGAAGATACATGGAATGTAGAATATGCGTATCAATTAAGAATAATAACTATAACAAATAATATTACTGCAAACAATAATACAATTAATGCAAACAATATTATAATTAATTCAATTAATGAAAATAGTACATATACTAATTATTCACCAATACCATTTATTATATATGATTATGATATTGAAAACATTTTAGATAATGAAGAAGATACAGGTTCCCCAACAAGTGTACTAAATATATATGAAACAGAATTTGAACATATTTAAACAAAACAACTAAAAACACAAAAAAAATAATTTGAAAATATATAGAAATGTTTATATCTCAAAAATACAGATATCCATTTATAATAATTTCAATAATTTTTTTCATACTATTTGCATTAACATATTCAGTAGAAACAATAAAAAAATATACAGTAGATATGGCGTTCATACATTTACTTGCACATTTAACTTCGTGGGTAGTATTATTTGCATCGTATATTATAATGATGAAGTGGAAAAAATTAATTTAAAACATAAAAAACATTTAAAATATAAATGTTAGCATCGAAGGTATTTCATTTAAGTGAAGTAAGAGAGAGAATATTTTATTTCAAATACAATATATTATATGAAAATGTAAATAATGCACGAGAAAGATTAGTTAAAGTAAATAATAAATTGTGTTGTAATGTGGAAGCATTAATGACTCCTATCAAATACTCGAAAAATACAAAAACAGAAGACCCTCCCGAAGAACCCCCCGGCGAAACACAAGAAGATGAATATGTTAGTGAAATATGCAAAAATCCACATGCTTATATTCACAGTTATTCGCTGGATAGAGCACTTACTTGGAGAGAATCAGCAGTAGTTTTAGGATTATATTATCTATTAACATAAACACAAACACAAACACAAACACAAACACAAACACAAACACAAACACAAACACTAATACAAACACTAATACAAACACTAATACAAACACTAATACAAACACTAATACATTTTTTATAAAAAATTGATTTTGAAATTATATAAAAATAGCATTAGTATTATTACCATGAGTTTAAATAAAGACTTTTCCAGAGTTATGCAAGAAATGTATGAATTAAGAATGAAATCAAAAGATTCAACTGCTCAGTTTAGAGCGAAAGTTTATAAACAGGCGATACAATCTATTAATACATGCAATATACAAATAACTCACCCAGACCAACTTAAATCGATTGGTATTAAAAGTGATAAAGTAATTAGTAAATTAACTGAATATTTTGAAACAGGTAGTATTTCAGAATTAGAAAAAGAAAAAGCTAAACCAATTAGCAATATTGATAAAGTTTATCAACAATTTATCAATATTCATGGAATTGGTCCAAAAAAAGCTCAAAAACTAATTGATTCAGGTATAACATCAATTGAAACATTGCGGGAAGAATCTATAAATGATGAAAAGCTTTTAACAAAAGCACAAAATATTGGCTTAGATAATTTTGAAGATTTTCAAAAGAAAATTCCAAGAAAAGAGATTGATGTATTTAAAAATATATTAGAAAAGTGTTTTGAAAAACATGTTGAAAATAAATTAACTTCCCAATCTACATTTGAAATAGTAGGTTCATACAGACGAATGAAAAACGAATCTGGTGATATTGATATTATTATTACAAATAAAGAAAATGATGATAATGCATATAAACTATTTATAAAATGTCTTATAAATAAAGGTCTTCTTACTGATACATTATCTAATGGTAAAACAAAAAGTATGTTTGCTGGTAGAATACCAAAAGAATTCTCTCAATTTATAGATGGAGAGATTTGCTCACGGCGAATTGATATCATGTATAGTCCACCAGAAGAATATCCGTTTGCTATCTTATATTTTACAGGAAGCAAAGAAATTAATACTATAATGAGACAAAAAGCATTAGATATTGGATTAACATTAAATGAGCAAGGATTATCTATTATGAAAAATGGCGTTAAGGGTGAATTTATTGATAAAATATTTAATAGTGAAGAAGAAATATTCGATTATCTAAAAATAAAATATCTTGAACCACATGAGAGAATTGATACAGTAGAACATCTATAAACAACACAACCAAATAAGTATTGCTATTATATTTATCTTAAATATATAAACACTTGATGTATAATTTATGTTTTAAGTAGGCGATTCTTTTTATTAATGTAAAAAAATTGATATTTTTTTATTTTAACAATTATAAGTAACTATGTCTGCGAATATTAAATCTATCCAAGATAAAATAATCTATTATCTCTCCAAATATAAAAAATATGGCACTAATTATTTAAAAGTCAAAGAAATAAATGAGGATATACTTAGCATATTGATTGATTATGCAAATCAAAATTATTACAATGGTTTAACTTTTGATAATGAAAGTATTAGTCAAGTAATATTAACTGACGATGAATATGATATTTTGAGGGAATATATTCTAAATTTATATCCAAATAATAAATATGCATTGGGTGGACATACATCTATTATTTCCAACAATGATGATACCGAGATTGGTGGAAAAATAAAATTACCATGTTTTATGGCATCTATGGATAAAATAAAAGATGAAAAATCTGTTGTAAAATGGCTTAATAAATATAGCAAAAATGATAAAGTTATATCTGCCAAATTAGATGGAGTTAGTGGATTGTATTGTTTAACAACACCCAAAACACCTGAAACACCTAAAACACCTGAAACACCTGAAACACCTGAAACAAATAAGAAAAATGATTATAATTTACAATTATTTACAAGAGGTAATGGTGAGATTGGTCATGACATCAGTCATATTATTAAATATTTAAGATTACCTAATTTGAAAAATCATGAAATAATTATCCGAGGTGAATTTATAATAAAGAAAAAAATATTTCAAGAAAAATATTCAAAAATTGCAGCAAATGCACGTAATTTTGTATCTGGATTAATTAACACAAGAAAAATAGATGAGTCTGTTATTAGTAAATTAAAAGATATAGATTTCATCGCTTATGAAATTGTAAAAATTGACGACAAAAGTATTACACCTTATCAACAGATGGAGCTTTTAAAGAATCTTGAATTCAAAACAGTTTTGTTTGATTGTTTTAAAATACAAAAAATAAATGTAAATTTACTATCAAAAATTCTTACAACATGGAGAGATTCATACAAATATGAAATAGATGGAATTATTTGCACAGATAATGATATATACAAAAGAAAAAATACGAATCCTGACCATTCATTTGCATTTAAAATGGTTTTAAATGAACAAATGGCAGAAACTCTAGTTAAAGATGTAATTTGGAATCCAAGTAAAGATGGATTACTTAAACCAGTTGTTAAAATTGAACCGGTTGTTTTAAGCGGAGCTGAAATTAATTATGTAACAGGTGTTAATGCCCGTAATATTATAAAGGAATCGATTGGACCAGGAGCACGTATTCTAGTTATTCGGTCTGGAGATGTAATTCCAGATATTCATAAAGTAATTACTCCTGCAACTTCACCATGTTATCCCGATATAGATATTAATTTATATTCATGGAATTCAACTAATGTAGATTTTGTATTGAAAAATTTAGATGATAACGATGATGTACAAATAAAAATTATAGCAAAATTCTTTAAAACCCTAGGTGTTGAAGGTATTGGCGAAGGCAATATTAAAAAAATATTTAACTCTGATATTAATTGCAAATGTATTGGAGATTTTATTAATATGTCAGTTGAAGATTTATTAAGTGTTGATGGATTTAAACAAACACTTGCTAATAAGATTTGTTTTAATATTCAAAAAGCAATTGAAAATGCTACACTTTCTGAATTAATGGTTGCTACCAATATATTTGGGCGCGGTTTTGGCATGCAGCGAATTAATTTGATTTTACAACAATACCCAAATATCTTAGATGAAAGCGAACCAACTAAAAATAAAATAGAAAAATTATTATTAGTTGATGGAATTGCAGTCAAAACAGCAAAAGAATTTGTTAATAAGATATCAGATTTTAATAAATGGATGAATGAAAATAATTTAACACACACAACACCCACAACACCCACAACAAACACAACACCCACAACAAACACAACACCCACAACAAACACAACACCCACAACAAACACAACACCCACAACAAACACAACACCCACAACACAAACAAGTAATGAAGAGATACATCCATTGTATAAAAAACAATGGGTTATATCTGGTTCTAGAAATAAAGAACTAAAAGAAAAATTAAATAAACTAGGTGCAATTGAAACAAATACAATCACACATAATACATTTGTACTATTAGTTGATTCACTTGATTCAAATAGTAGTAAAACAACTAAAGCAAAAAAATATGATATACCAATTATGACATATAAACAATTTATTAACGTTTTCAAAATTATCTAATCAACCCAAAATTATCTAATCAACCCAAAATTATCTAATCAACCCAAAATTATCTAATCAATATCAATCTCAATAATTTTTTTAAAATTAATTTTAATTTTATCATAAAGACATTTATGTAATTTTGCATATTTAGTATTATTATCTACACTAAATCCGTGAACTTTTTCTAAGTTCTCCAATAATTTACTATCTTGTTTATCATTCTGTTTTCCACCTCTATTTTCTCCACTACTTTGTTTTTCTTCCCATTCACTATACAATAATAGTATTTGTTTATTTATAACTTGTATGAATTCAACAAATTTATAATTTGTTAAGGTAACCCATTTATTATTATATATATATAATGTATTCTCTCTTTGATTAAATCCACATATTGGTAATTTGTATTTTATATTTTCATTTGAATTATCTATTATATTTTTTAAAATATCTTCAAATCCTGACATATGTCCTTTATCAAATATTAATTGTAAATGAGATTCATTTAATTTAATTTTTGATTCATTTTTATATTTATCAAATGTAATCATTGGTTTTTCATTTTGTGGTTGTTTATCATTTAACCATTCTAGAATTTCTATTTTCTTTAACTTAAGATTTGATGCATTTTTTAATTTAGTTATCTCTTTTTGTTGATTACTCACTTGTTTTTTTAAACTACTTACTTCATTTATTAATGCAAACACCATATTTTTTAATTCTTTTTCTGAAACATTAACATTTTTATTTACATCTTTATTCAAAGTATTATTTAAAATATCATTATCATTATTATTATCATCATTATTATCATCATTATTATCATTATCGCGAGGGAATCTTTTATTACATAATAACATATGTTTATGATGTGCGCTTGGTGATTTATATTGTTTTTCACAAAATCTACATGAAAGCATAACTACTTATATATTGTTAGATTATATCTAATCAATTTTATTTATTTTTATTTTGCCTATTAATTTATTAATTAATATCGATAATTAAATGTTTCAATATCACAATTTGAACCTGGAAAACGTATTATACCTACTTGCATCATGATAATTTAAATACTATATATTTAAATTATCTTACATTCTATATTTTACATTCTATATTATTTTATATTTTATATTTTACATTCTATATTATTTTATATTTTATATTTTATATTTTATATTTTCCAATTCCTCACTACTTTTTTCTCCACTACTTTCTTCTCCACTACTTTCTTCTCCACTACCTCCATCCTCTCCATCCACTCCATCTTCTTCATTTATTATATTAAGATACTTATTTGGTCTAAGATATGTGCTTGAATATAAATTATCCTGATATTGTATTGTATTATTATTATTAGATTTATTATCATTTGTTATATAATCAAATAATTCATCGTCATCATCATCATATTCATTATTATTTGTATTGTCTTTACTTGTACATAATCTCTCAGCAGTAGTTAATATTTTTACATTTATTTTCTTATTTTGCTTTATATTTTCTTTGTCAGATACTGAATAAACTTCTAATAAATCACATTTATCTAATTTTTTATTTTCTGATGAATTAATTGAATTACTAGAATTACTTTTTTTAAAATTAATTTGCATTTTGCATGTTGCGGTTGAAGTTTCCCAACTTCTTAAACCAACTAATAACCATGTTCCTATTGCAATAAAATTATCTCTTTTACTTCTTCCTCGAAATTTATTTCTAATTACACATAATCTATTTTGATTATCATTACATAATACTTCGCAATTTGAACCACCAAGTAATTTTGTTACAACTGCGTATATTTCATCATCTTGTTTAGAATATCTTGTAGCTTTTTGTATAGGAACATTTATAAATTTTCTACCAAGTTTTTTTGATTTATTACCACCATTATTTTTAACCATGATTATTTATTGTATTAACATTATATTTGTCTTTTTATTTATATTTTGTTTTTTTATTATTATATATTATAGAATGACTAAAAAAGAAATCTCGTGGGCTGGATTAATTAAGATGAAAATCGAAGAGAAAAGAAAGGAAGGAGGAAAACCTAGTATTAAAGAAGTTATTCCTGAAGCTAGAAAAGATTGGGACAAAATTAAAAGTGGAACACACGAAATTTACTCACAGGGTAAACCAGTAAAACATGGTAAATCAAAGAAATCAAAGAAATCAAAGAAATCTAAAAAAGAAGAACAACACAAAGAAGAAGACAACCAAGAACACAAAGAAGAAGACAACGAAGAAAGCAAATCTAAAAAAAAGAAAAGCAGTAAAAAGAAAAGCAGTAAAAAGAAAAGCAGTAAAAAGAAAAGCAGTAAAAAAAAAAGCAGTAAAAAGAAAAGCAGTAAAAAGAAAAGCAGTAAAAAGAAAAGTAGTAAAAAGAAAAGCAGTAAAAAGAAAGGTAGCAAAAAGAAAGGTAGCAAAAAGAAAGGTAGCAAAAAGAAAGGTAGCAAAAAGAAAGCTGTAACTGGTGTAAAACCAGATAAAGCCGAAGAATAAGAATAGAATAGAATTAAATTAAAATGAGAGAAAATACTACTATCTAGAATTATATTAAATTATATTAAATATAAATTAATTATTATAAATAACTTATAATAATTAATAATGGTTTCATTTGGTGAAGAAAAAATATTTGCAAACTATGTTAAATTCGAGGATTCTAAAGAAAATGTGGCGGAACAAAACAAAGATATAGATAAAAATGGAATGATGTATGATATTGAAAGCGAACGTTATATTGATGAAAGAAATATAAATGAAAGAAATATAAATGAAAGAAATATAAATGAAAGAAATATAAATGAAATAAGCGTTCATGAGATAAATGAAAACGAAATAAATGATAATGGAGTAAATAAATTTACATATTTAATTTATCCAAATTTAGCAGAAGATTTAATTTATGCTTATTCAATACGAATAATAATTTATTTAATTATTTTTATTTCTATTATTATTATTTATTATAACTATTCATAATGAAGGATGAATATATTTATCAAATAAATGACCCAGATTTGTTTTCTGATTATTTAGAAAATGACGAAAACTATAATAAGATTAAAAAATATTTTTTAGAAATTAAACAAAAAGTAAATGATAAAGATAATACTAAAATATTCCATGTAAATAAAAATGTTTCAGATGCATATTTAACAACAAAAAAATATTTAAATAGAATTGAAAATAATTTTTTTGTCTATTTTTTTAGAATAATTACATTTATTTTTGTTTTTATTAATATAGGGTTAGTAATATACTTTTTATTTAAATATAAGAATACCAAAAGCATAACCTATCTAAATTATGCTATTTGGTTATTTAGTTTTTTTGTTTTATTTTGCATAAATTATTTAATTGTTAGAAATATGATTATTATTAATATTTAATTTCAATACATATAAAATTTAATATATTAAATTTTTAATATATTAAAAACTTATTTTTGTTTAAAAAACAAATTACTACTAGTAATATGGGTAATGGTGCAGGATGCATAAAAAAAAAATTACCTTGCGAAAATGACACAAATAACACAAATAACATAAATAACACAAATCAGAAAAATGACAAAAATAATAAAAATTTAATTGCAAAAAGCAATAAAAATAAAAGTCTTTTTAAAAAATTTAAATTTCTAAAAGAATCAAAAATTTTAGAAAGCAATTGTTCTTTTTATGAATATAAAACAATTAATAAAAAACAAAAATTAGAAAGAATGAAAGAAAAAGAAAAAGAAAAAGAAAAAGAAAAAGAAAAAGAAAAAGCAAAAGCAAAAGGGAAAGAAAAGGCAAAAATAGAAGAGAAAGATAAGATAAGAACACTAGGATATAATAGAGAAAGAAATAATAGTTCAATTAATTTTTTTGAATTTAGTAAAAATACAATAAATACAAAAATAAATGCAACAACCAGCGTTAAAGAATTGCAAGAAAAAATAATTAATCTTGAAAATGAATTTAATAAAAAACAATCTGAATTCGCAAATATGTCTATGAATTATCTTGAATCTGAATTAAAAAATATGGATACACTTAAAGTTTATAATTTAAAAATAAAAAAAATTAACAAGTATAATGAAACCATTGTACATAATTTAAAAACGAAAATTGCAAAATTAAAAGTTGATTTAGATACTAACAAAACAAAACTTTCAGAAATTACAGTAAATTTACTGAATTCAGAATTAAATAATTTTAATACAATTAAATTTTATGATAAAAAACTGGATAAAGTTAATAAAATGCGTTCAAAAGCTTGGAATGCTTATTTAAAAATCAATCATCCTAATTTTTATAATAATTAGTAATATATAACAATATATAACAATATATTATTATATATTACAATATATTGTAATATATTGTAATATATAATAATATATTATGAGTTCATTAATTTCTCCTTATGATTTTAATCTTGAAAAAGATAATTTAGATGCAAATTATTCCGCATGTGGTGTATTTTATGTTTCTTTATCTACATTTAGAGATGTGTTTAAGTTTTCTACATCAAAAGTAAAACATAAAAATGATTGCGGTCTTGAGTATTATATTGATAAAGAAACAATCAATAATTCTGAAGATATCAATTATATTTTTGATATAAAAAAATATCCAAGTATTAATCCTATTCATGCAATGATGAATCATACATTATCCAGAGGGAGAACATATAATTATGAGATAGATAAACAGCTTATTAAACATGATTATATTTACCATTTATGTAAAAAATATCATAAAAGTGTTTATTATTCTAGATTTTTACCTAATTTAGTTAAACTTAAAAACGAAATAGAAGAATTTGGTTGGAAATATAAAGTAGAATTTGAAAAAAAGTTCTTAGATAATAAAGTAGGAAGTGAATATGTAAAACATATTTTATTACAAATTGCTGAAAAAAATAGATTCCGATTAATTGATGATAAAAAAGATTCTAGCATTTATAATACAGATAATTTACAATCTGTACCATTTATAAATGGCGATACAATATCATTTCTTTTTCAATTTAAACGACCAGTAACAAAAGGATTTGATGTTAAAATTTACAAAATAATTTTAGTTTTAACAGATGATACTGCAAATAATTTAAATACAAATCCTTTAGATAGCGCACACTATCAAACATCTTATAATGGAGATATTAAAGATGTTGGTGTTCCAGGTATATCAACAAAAGGGTCAAAAGATTAAAATCAATTTATCATAAATAATGTAATTTTTTCAAATATACATTTAAATATATATTTAAGAAATATATATTTAATGAATTATTCTTTTAACAATGATTTTTTAAAAAATGATTCTTTTAAAAATGATTCTTTAAAAGACGATTTTATTTTAATGATTCTTTCTTGCAAAAAATATGAAACAGAAAGACGAGTTGGTCAAATTAAACAATTTTTACAAAATAATAATATAATGAATGGAATGAGATATTTTCATATAGTAGGGGATACTACAAATATGAACAGCGATGAACTAGAAAAAGGTTATAAAATAGATGAAACTAATAATATTATTTATACTAATACGAAAGATGATTATCTATCGTTACCACATAAAACTATAATGGGTTTTAAAGCATTATTAGATAATTATTCTTTCAAATATATTTACAAATCTGATGATGACCAAAGAGTTATAGTTCCAACATTATTTATTGATATTAGTAAAGCTTTATTACTAAATAAACCAGATTATGCAGGCAATATGTATATTTTACCAAGAAAAATAGAAACTTATCAACCACGTGTTCATGCTGCAGATGGATTTCCTAATAATTATATTGTAGGTGATAGGAAACCATTTACAAATGGTAGACTTTATGCACTATCTAGAAGAAATATAGAAGATTTAACATCTAATGAAAAATTTGATTTGATAAAAAAGGAATTAAGTGAAGATTGGGCTATTGCAAAATATCAAAAAGATGAGTATAGAATGAATAATTTAACTTTCAGAAGTTTACAACTTATGATGGATTATGATAAATATAATGATTTATATAATAGATTTATTAAATAACAAATTAAATAACAAATTAAATAACAAATTAAATAACAAATTAAATAACAAATTAAATAACAAATTTTTTTTTAAAATATTCTATTAATTTCAATCCCTGTAAATTTTTTTTGTTTTTTTCTATTATTTGTATTTCTTCTTGAATTTTCTCTAATCTTTATTTTTTCAATCTTTCTTTTTTCAATCTTTCTAATGTTATTTTTTTTAATCTCTCCAATCTTTCTTTTTTCAATTGACGTTCCATATTGTCTTCAGCTAATTTTTGTATTAAATATATTGAACCTATTCCACCCATTTTATAATTAATAACATATTATTAATTATAAAATATTTTATAATTATAAAATATTTTATTCTACCATATCGTATATTTTTATATAATAGTTTAAAGATTCATCCCATTTTACAAATATTGAAACAATATAAATGTGTGATATTAACATTTTTAAAAATAGAAATTTAAAATATTATAATTCCGAAAACCACAATTTTGAAAATAGTGAAAATAATTCTATAAATAAATCTAAAATATATAAAAACAATAAAAACAATAAAAACAATATAATTAACACATTTTTTTCATATTTATTTATTTTAGTTTTTCTCTCAACATTATTAATTTATACGTATGATTATTATGAAATAAATTATGATTCATCATATAAAAATAACAATAACAATAACAATAACAACAAATTTTCTCAAATTATTATTCCATATTTTGGAATACTTACAGGTTATTCAATATTATTATATAATATTTTTTATGGATTATCTTACATATTAAATTTCTACATAAATTCAAAACATAATCACTCACAATCAAAAAATAATTTTTCGCCCATTTTTGATGGTTCCACTTATGCATCTACACCACCTTCATTTTTACCTACATTTTTAGGGAAATCACACAGAAAAAAAGATGAAAAAATATATCAAAATAAAAATCAAAATAAAAATAAGAGTAAGAATAAGAACAATAATCTAGACTTAAATATAGACTTAAACTTAGATTCCGATTTTGTTGTTGAAATATTGCCAGAAATTTTAAAAGATATTTCTTGTGATATTAATCCTTTATCATCATCACGCATGTCAAATGAATTATCAGATACAGTATTAGAGACATCTTCAAATGAAGATGAGAATTTTGATATAGAATTTAATCCCCATTTTTATCATGATTCTGTTGTTACTACTTAAATTTTAGTGTATTGCATAATCTTTAACATAATGTCCATTCTTATCTATTTTAATTTGCGTTTCACAAATATTTACATTTCCGTATCTAGAATACCATTTTTTATCAGAATTTAAATATATAAGCATTGTACTGTCTTTTTCTGCAGGTACATAATATTGTATCTCATTTATTGAATTTTTAAATATTTTATCTCTTAATTTTTTTGGAGTTGATTCACATGTTTGCATTAAAGACATATTAACATTCCGTATCCATTGTTTTGAACAAGTAATAATTGTATTATCACACGACATCGTATTCTCACACGACATCGTATTCTCACACGACATCGTATTCTCACACGACATCGTATTCTCACACGATATCGTATTCTCATATTCGATTATTTGTTTAAGATTATGAATTGAAATTGTTTTATAATCCCATAAATTATTATATAGTTTATTTAAACTAAATATCCATTTTCTTACATCAAATGTAATATATTGTTTTATAGGCAAAGATACTATTTGAACTTTGGGATTATCTTTTCTTTTAAACAATTCATAATAATTGTTATCTGTATATTTATTTATCTTATATCGTTTGATATTATCTTCTGCTGAATAAAAACAATCTTTAAAAATCTTTGTATATTTATTCATTTCATCCATTGTTTTTGCTTTAAATAAAAATAATCTATAATATCTAGATATTGGTGAATATTCTTGATAATATATGCTTTTTATCATGTCTTCTACACTTAATTCTATAATATATTCTATTATAGTAATTCCTCCATCATCACTTGATAATTTATATTTTAGGTGATTGAAAACTTGATGAGTAATAGTTAAAACCATCATATCTATCAAATCGCCATACATATATTTTTACATTTTATTTTAAAAAATTTATTCTAATATAAAAAATTTATTCTAATATAAATGTGCTTTCGAATTTATTTAAATTTAATTTTAAATAGAGTTGAAACAAATTTAACAAAATTAAATTTATTACTTTGTAAATTTCTAAGAATCAATGAATATTTTTCTCGAAGTTTTTCTTTTTCTCTCAGTAAAATAGTTAGTTTATTATTTTCAAGAATTTTTTTAGTAAAATCAGAATTAATATCGAAAAGTAATAATAGTTTAACTTTATAAACTAAACTATTATTGTATTCGGATTGTGTCATTCCTGATTTGTTTTCATTAAATAAAATCCATGGAGGAATAATACTAATACCTTGTCCACGTTTCATATGTTTACTACCTTTAAATATTAAAATTTCCAATATTCTTATTAATTTAATTTGATTATCAGTTAAATTAATAAAATCAGACTTATCGATTCTATAATGACTTTTATATGTATATCTATTATAATTTTTATCATCGTATATATGAACTCTTTTGCCATTATTATTATATAATTTATTTTTGATAACTCCAATACCTTCTATACTATTAGAGTCATTATTCATTTCTAATATATATATTTTCGCACCAGTTGGTAATTTTTCAGATATTTGTACAGGCGTACCATAAATACATCCAGTCCAATTGTTTCTTTCTCTCCATCTTTTATTACAATTCCATGTATGATTGTTAAATCTGGTAATAGCCAACGCACCATTAACAATAGAATGATTCATTTCAAATGCAAGCCAAGTGTCTCCAATATATCATTGGAGGGATTACTTTCAATTATATTAAAAATAATAAAACAAAAACAAAAACAAAAACAAAAACAAAATTAAAAAAGTGAATAAACTAAATCACTATTTTTTCTTGAATATGACGGATTACTATCATAATTATCATCACCATTATTATCCTTATAACTATCCCGATAACTATCCCGATAACTGTGAATATTTTTTAATAGTAAAGAATTTTTAGAGATTTCGTCAAATGAATCAAAACCCATAATTTTTTGAAAAACATGACTGCAACTATCTTGAGGTTTAATATAACCATCTGGTACAAAACGAATACCTAATCTAGGACAACAAAACATTAAAATATCATGAATAAAAAATGTAAAACAGTATTCTCGTTTTAATTCAGCATTAATAATTTCTTGTTGAAACATTCTATCAATCATTGAATATGCAGTATTTAAAAATAAATAAGTATCAATTAAATCTTTTTTTTGTTTAAATAAATTAGCTACTCTATTTCTGTGTTCCAAAGAAATATGATAATTATTTACTTTTTGCAATTCATTAATAAAGCGAATTTCATTTCTAACATTTTTAAGATGAGTAATAGTTTTAGATTTAAAATCGTCAATTTTTTTAATCACAGAAAAAATGTTAATATTATAAATTAATGTATACTTATTTCTTATACATCGTGGAACAATAAATTGATTACTATCTTTAATATCACTAATTTTCTCTTCCCAAACAATAATAGATTCACGAATACTATTAGCTATATCTAATTCAGCAGATTGTCTTTCTTTATTAATTTCACTTAATTTATTTTTTCTTTCCTTAGTAATCCAATTATGACGTTGTATTTTCTGCGAACTATTATAAGGACAACTTAATTCAATTACTTTTCTATCATCATCACATCTTTTATAAAAATTTCTAGGTTCTAACAATGGATTACTAAATAATAAAATTTGACCAGATTGAAATTCAATTTGATTTTGTAATTTATCATAATGATGCGAAGATATTTTATGAGCTTCAGCAGAAGCATCCAGTTTTAAATAATTAATTATCGAGAGAATAAATGCAACAAATGCAGAAAGCGCAGCTAATGTAATCCCTCCACTATCAATATCTTTTAATGCTGGTTGTAAAACAGAACCCAAAACAGACAAAAAAATAGCAGGTAACATAAGACAATTTAATCTAATAACAGTAATAGAGCTAGATTCAGTATAAATTATTTTTTGTCCTCTAATATAACTAGCTAATATATCCAAAGCAGATGAATATTTATGAGTGGTATCTTGCTCATATGAATTATATATCTGCCTTTTAACTGTATTATATGAAAGCTTTTTATATTTTATTCCATTTAATTTTGAATCTTTATTTCTAATATCAAATTCATATTTACCAACAGAATCATTGCTATTCTCATTACTATCACCATCTCCACTATCTCCACCTCCGCCACCTCCGCCACCTCCGCCACCTCTGCCACCACCATCTCTACCATCTCCACCACCATCTCCACCACCATCTCCACCACCATCTCCACCACCATCTCCACCATAACCATCACTAATACTACTATGACTACTATGGTTACTATTTTTACTGCAATTAGTTATATCATCTAAATTCTTATTATTAAAATTCTTATTATTAAAATTCTTATTATTAAAATTCTTATTATTAAAATTCTTATTATTAAAATCCCTATCAATATCAATATCATTATCAATATCATTATCATTATCAATATAATTATCATTACCAATACTATCACCTTCTCCTATACTACTACCATCATTACTATTATCAGAATCATCACTTTCCAAACATTTAAAATTAAAAATATCATTTATTTTAACACTAGAATTATTATCAATACTATTATCTTTACATTTACCTTTACTAATATCAGTATTAATATCAGTATTAATATCAGTATTAATATTAGTATCAAAATCAGGTGATGTAGGATTACTAATAGAAACATGTATATCACTAGAATTATTTATATCTATACGTAGATTGCTATTTGGTTTTATATTTTTAATTAAAGAATCATTCTTGCCAATTAAAGAATCATTCTTGCCAATTAAAGAATCATTACTTTCTGAATCAGAAATTTTTGGTTCAATCTTGTAGTTTTGCAAATTATTTTCAAGATTATTAATTATTTTTTCTAGAGATTCGACTTCAACATAAGGTATATTGTCAGATACATCTTCATTATTAGAGGGAGGTTCATCTAAAATTTTAACAATTAATGAATTATCAGAACTAACCATTTAATATAATATTAAAGATTAAAATATATTAATATTACGAATATTAGTTAATATGACATCAAATATAATACCAAATATAATACCAAATATAATATCAAATGATATACCAATTTATTTAATAATAGCACATTCTGAAATAACATTTTGGATAAATAAAAATCCTTACAATAAAAAAAAAGAAATAGATCCAGTAACTTATTTTAATGTACCAGAAAATAACTATCTAATTTACACAACACCATGTTCAACGTGGAGTATGTTATATGAAGATTATACAGAAGAAGATAAAAATCATATATTAAATAAATCATATAATGAAATAAAATCATATCTAATCTCTCCAAAATTAAGTTCATACGAAGGAAATCGAATAGAATTATTAATAACAGATATGAATTATATTAAAACAATACCAAAAACTAGCAAAATATATAATGAAAGTAAAATATTAAAACCGGGTTTTTTTTTATCAAACGAATATGCATTTAATAAAACACATCAATTTTTTGGAGATACATTAACTGGATATAATTTTGGTATAATAAAATTAATGCCAATTGATAATTATAATACACGTAATTCTATAAAAACGTCCATAGATATTTTAAAAAAATATAAAATACCCACAAAACCAAAAGAAGAAACAAAAGATAAAAAAACAGTGCCATATTTTATTTCAAATACCGAATTAACAGAAAAAGATAAAGAATTAAACGAATTAATAGTAAAACGTTCATTAAAAAAAGAAGAAATATCGATAGATGAAATTATGAATTTAGGCGAAAATGGTATATATATATCATTATCATGTAGCGAGTTAGGATTATATATGAGGGATGTTGTGAGAGAAGCATCTAGAAAAATCTATGATAGAAGCATAGTAAATGTAAATTTAATTAAAACAGAAGAAAATATAGAAAATTTTGATTTACAAATAAAACTAGACAATTTGATAATAGATAATTTTACTAAAAACAATATACTTTGGGATAAGTATATTTTAGAGCAATATAAAATATACTATAATTTAAACAAATCAAAAGAATTAAAAAACATTAAATCTTCAGAAATAGAAACTATTTCAAATATATATTTTTGGTACAGTCCAATACTAGAATATGATGATAACGGTTGGTTAAGTCGAGTGAAAAGAAAAAAAATAGGTCTAAAGCCAAAAACGCGTCAACAAAAAAAAGTATAATACTATTGTAAAAGTATTATACTATTGTAAAATACTTACTTTAGTAAAATATTATTAATTACACAACCTAAAAAAAATGCAATTAATAATTTTTTTTTAGTTATATAATATATAATGGTTGCGTTAATTGGAGGAAGAAGAAGAAGCAGAAAACATAGAGGTGGTTCAAGCCTTGATGAAGTTTTAAAATCACAAGAAGGAATGGAACCTGAAACTCTCAAAGATGAAATTCCCCTGAATGGTGGTCGTAAACGTAGAGTAAGAAAATCTCGCAAATCCCGCAAATCCCGCAAATCCCGCACAACAAAAGCATGCAGACGTGCAAGAACAGCTGACAGACGCCTAAAAAAATCTCTCGCTAAAAGCAAAAGAAAGTGCAAAAAAATGTGCAAAAGCAAAAGAGTAAAAAGACGCAAAAGTAGCCGTAGACGTAAACATTAAGCAATCAAATTAAGCAATCAAATTAAGCAATCAAATTAATTAATTAATTAATTAATAAATAACTAATTTATAATTTGTAAAAGCAAATTATAAATCATAAAAACAAATTATAAATCATTAGGCCAATAATAATATCTATTATTTAATAAATTATTATTTCTCTCAAAGTATCCAGCATCACTGCACTGATTCAAATCAGAATGCGAAAGATTTGGTTTCCAATCACCAATATACATCCATATAGATTTTTCCTGTTTTCTTGGCTCTTTTATAAGACGCCAATCGTCTAAGTTAATACTCTTATATTCTCTTAACCACAACCATTGGTCATCACCTAGCTCTTTTTCTTCAACTAAATTCATAAAGTAATTAAATAAAGTATAGTAAAAACTTTAAATAAAAAATTTAATGTCAAGAAAATAAAAGCTATCTAAAGATTCTTTTAATAAAATTAATTATATTAATCATATATTTTATATTTATATATGAAAATGTTTACAAATATATTATTTTCAATAATACTTTTTAGTTTAGCTATTATAATTATGCTGTCAATGGTAGCAGTTAATTATATGAGCACATTTGTAGCAATAATTATAATAATATTAATAATTTCATTAATGTTATTTTTAATAGTTTATTTTAGAATAAAAAATATGCAAAAAGAGAGTAATTAATTACGAAATTAATTATTTTATTATTTTATTATTTTTTTATTCATTTTTGACTTACAACAATGTAGGTAAAAAATGAATGAAAATATTTGTAAAAATATTTATATAAGGATAAGTTAGGTATGGAACCAACACACGTAGGAAACGAAACACAAGATACATCATTGCCAAAAGAAATGGAGGACTCATTTTCACATGATACAGGAATGACAGGAGATAACAATTCACCCAACCCCGATTCATTTGACACAGGAATGACAGGAGATAACAATTATCCTGAACCTGATTCATTTGACACTGGAGATTTTTATCCAGAAATTGTACCAGATGATTTTACTATTTGTCCTCCACCAGATGAGAATGATAAAATTTTTGAAGAATTTTCAAATTATATGAATGATTTAAGAAACATAATTAATGAAAAATATTACAATATCGAATATTCATTAAGTGAGAAAGTAACAGAATTGGCGAATGATAGAGATAGATTACAAATTGAATTAGATAATGCATATATTAAAATTGATAAATTAACAAAACAATTAAATGATTCAAAATATGAAACACTTCGAGCAATGGATGAAACACAAAAAGCAAAAGATGAAACACAAAAGGCAATTGAAGATACACAGAAAGCAAAGAGAGAAACACAACAAGCTAGAAAAGAAACACAGCAACTTCAGGATGATTATGACAAACAATCAATGAAATATAAATTATCAATTGATACAGCAGTAGAAAATTTAGAAGAATTAGAAAATCAAGTAAAAGATTTACAAAGTAAAAATAATGATTTTAAATTAGAAAAAGAAGAATTGGTAAAACAAATACTAAATTTAGAATCAGCATTAGAAGATTCTAAACAAGCGCTTGAAGATACAAGAAAAGTATTAGAAAAATCAAAATTAGATTTAGATGATTCATATAAAAAAATAGATGAATTTACTAAATTAAAACAGCATTTGTTAAATGAAATAGAAAAATATAAAAAAGAATTGCAAAATGTAGAAGATAAATTCGCAATTGTTGTAAATATAGTAACAAATCAAATAAAAAAAAACATGACTAATGTAAATAATGGAATAGATAAAATAAATGAAATACATGTAACACCAGACATACCAGACACACCAGACATACCAGACACACCAGACACACCAGACATACCAGACACACCAGACACACCAGACACACCAGACAAAGATGTTATGCCCGATGCAGTATCTGAAGAGACAACATCATTTGAAAGCGATTTAGCACATGTAGGTTCAGATATAACAACAAATGATTTAGATTTAGATTTTGATTTATCAGAGGATGAGGATACGGATACGGATGCGGATGCGGATGCGGATGCGGATGAGGATGTTCTAAACACACATGATGTAGAAAACCCTGAAGTATAAATTAAAGTTTAGTTATAGCTGAATCTGGTCCTTGAATTTTATAAATATTAGAAAAAATATATGAAAACATATCTTTAATTTTACAATTCTTTTTTTGAGAATTATTTAATTTTGAAATTTCAACTCTATTCTCTCTATTTTCACCAGTCATCAATGTTGAATTTTCTTTTAATTCACTAATATCATAAAAACTATATCTATCTAAATCAAATCCATAACTAGTTTTATTCGCAACATAATATCTATGATATTTTTCAATATCATAACCAAAATTATTATTAATGTTACCATTTAAATTGTCAATATAATTATGTATAATCTCATAGTCTCTTTTGTCATTGTTAGAGCTCATACAATTCCACATTGTATAATATTTAATATTATTTAATAATTAATAATATTAAAATATAAAAAATATTAAAATATAAAAAATATTGAAATATTAAAAATATAAAAAAAATATAAAAAAAATATAATTAAGTTGTTCGATTATTATTAATAGAGCGTCTACCTAATGTTTCATGAGTACTAACATATTCACATGGTTTGCAAATACAGGCAGTATTTTCATCTACTGAAAATACTATACGTTTTATATTAAGCGATTGAATTACTTTTAAACAATCAACACATGGACCAGACTCTTTATAATTACATAATCTATCAGTGCGCACAATATATAATACAATTTTTTTAAACAACTTCTTGATACTTCGCGACTTTTATCTGATTATAATTATGTCCATTTAAATTAAACTTCTTGTATACCTCTCTCAATGCAGCAATCTCAGCATGACAAGTGCAAGTATTTTTGATAAATCCATCAGAAGAAGAACAACGATAATGATTATAACCTTGTCCAATGATTGAACCATTTAAAACAGCAACACAACCGTGTCTTTGAAGACAAGGAGATAAATCTGCTTCATTACGAGCAATTGTAAGAAAATGCATATCCTTAGAGCTAATTGTTTCTACTGTCATTATATATGTAGTGCAGTTACATTTAATACAATTTATTTCAATTTTTTTCAAATTTTTATATAAAAATAAAAAAAATTGATATAAAATCAAATTAAAGAAGTAAATATACTACAAATGAAAAGAACAATGTCGTCAAATAATTACAAATCACTATCTCAGAATCTTTTTGGAGAGAATCAAAACAACAATTCGGATAACAATTCCGATAATAATTCCAATAACAGTTCTGAAAATGAAAGCAACACAGAAACTGAAACTTTATCATTACCCTTGCCACAATTCAAAACACAAAATAAAACTACACAACCAACAAAACTAACAAAACCAACAAAACTATCAAAACCAACAAAACTAACAAAATCAACACAGAATAATTTAATTGAAATTAAACCACATTATGTATTGAATATTTATGTAGATGATAAAGAATTAAAAGAAAAATATAAAGATCAAGAATTAAAAAATAATAAAATAATAAATCAATATCTGGATGGAGAAAGCAATGTATATTTTGACGCAGGAATAGATTTGTATAATTCAAAGGCAAAAACAATTAAAGGTCAAACATTAGGAAAAGTAAATCATGAAATAATTTGCAGTATGCACAGAGTAAATAAAGATGGAAGTGAATCACCCGTATGTTATTACTTGTATCCAAGGTCAAGTACAGGTTCAAAAACAAAATTAAGAATGGCGAATAGTGTAGGTATCATAGATTCAGGATATAGAGGCAATATAATAGCTATGCTTGATAATATAGATACAGAAGATTACAATATAATATCAGGCGATAGATTGGTACAAATATGTGCACCTAATATTGAATATCCATTAAAACTAAAATTAGCACCAAATCTTGAAAGCTTAGGTTTAACAGAGAGAGGAGCAGGTGGTTTTGGTTCAACTGGTAGATAACTATACTATGCTTTATATTTTAAAATAAAATTAGTAATATTTTTTTCAAAACTTCTCTCAATAGTCAAATCAGATTTAATCTCTTTTTTGCATGAATTACATATATATGTACGATATTCAATATTATTGGAATGATATTTATTATTGTCATTTATATTAGAACAATCGGTAAAGCTAGTAATGTCATTAATATTACTAATGCTACAATAAAAATCATTACTATCAGCAAAATCAAGACTAAAAGTTGAATCGCTAGTAGATGGCAAGTTTTGTGTATCTCGAGACATGTAATATGTATCAGAATTAGATGATGAATATACAGAAACAGTTAATTCTTTTGATTTATTAAAATCATAAATATTATATTTAGTATTTTTGCAAGATGAAAAGCAAGAATTAGTTAAAACAGACCTTCCAGTAATTGTTTTATCTACATTTTTAATATTTGAATTATTAGTGTCTGAATTATTAGTACCTGAATTATTAGTACCTGAATTATTTGTGCCTGAATTATTAGTGCCTGAATTATTAGTGCCTGAATTATTAGTACCTGAATTATTAGTGCCTGATTTTTTTTTTGAAATTTTAATATTATTTAATTTTTTAGTTGAATTATTTTTCTGAAGATATGAGAAGATAGTATCACCAGAAGATTCTCCAGAAGATTCTCCAGAAGAACTACAAGATATTTTATCGAGGGAATTTGAAGATATTTCAGACATATTATATGAAATTTTTGGTTTTCTAAATCTTGAAAATCTTAACGAATTTTCAACATTATTAATAATAACATACTGAGATGTATAAGAATAACAAAATAAACAAGGATGGTACCAACCTTCAATAGGTTGTCCGCTTTTTCTATATATATATTTAATTATCATATTAATCTTATTATATTAATATATTTATATAATATAGTAATATAATGTCACTTATGTTTATAGAAATAATAACATATATAATATTTGTCTACACATTATGTGTTCTATTTGTTTTCATTAAACCAAATATGTTTTTTCTAATTATTTTTTTCTGTGCATGTTTGTTAGGTTCATGGTTGATATTAATAGATTGTCGAATGAAATTATTAGATAATATAATATTTAAATTTTTCATATTAGTAATATTTTCTACATTATGTACATTAATATATTTACTAATACATGAGAATTGGTCGAATTTATTATGTAAATTATTTATTTTAGTATTACCAGTTTTATTTTATTTTATGGTAAAAACAGTAGAAAATGTTTTTGATTGTGATAAATATCATGTATTTACAACACCAATAAGATTTATTGAAATAATTTTTGATTTTTTATCAAACTTAAATGATAAATTAGGTACATTTGTTAAAAATTAAATTATATTTAATAACTTTAATAAGTTATAATACTTATTATATATAATTATAACACACTTAAAGTAGTATTACTATAGTATAATAGAGGAGGATGATGGTAAAGGAGAACGCCATCAAAACCGCATTCGTTCCCGAGTGGTCAAAGGGGGCAGACTTAAGCTCTGCTGCGTAAGCTTCGTGGGTTCGAGTCCCACCGAATGCACTCCGCTCTCGTAGCTCAGTTGGTAGAGCTTCGTACTTATGATGCGAAAGTCGCGGGTTCGAGTCCCGCCGAGAGCACTCCAACAAGGAAACATTAATAGCAAATATAAAATCACTATTTATGACCTGATGAAGGTTCGATTCCTTTATGTGGCACAAACTTCTGTTTGTGGGCGGGTGCCTAAGGTAAAACCACAATCGTTTCCTGTGGATTTTTTGCGCTGGGTTAGCTCAGTTGGTAGAGCGTACGGCTTTTAACCGTATGGTCGAGGGTTCGATCCCCTCATCCGGCAAGTTTTCGAAATAAAAACTACCTGGTTTTTATCTGTTAGAGATAGCCTCCTAACACTGATGAGATAGGCTAAAATAAATTCAAACAGCAAATAAAAAAAATTTTATTAGGTTTGACTGCTCCCTTATATTAGTAGTAAATATGAATTTAGCAAAAAAAAACAAACACACTCCATGTAGCTCAATGGTAGAGCACGTTAGTCAATCCTTTACAGCACAAGAAAACAAATAAAATAACACAAAGATTTTATTTGTTTTAAATTATGTAAGGTAACAGCATCCAACACTTATTGCATTATTCGCACGTGGTTGCGGGTTCGAATCCCGCCATGGAGATATAAAAGAAATCTAATAGCAATTTTAAAACATAGAAAATAAACTTAATTAGTATCAAATCATTTATGGTTAGCATACTATGTGGTTAACTTTACATGTATAGATTTCTGCAAACCGAGTTTTGTTAGTATAGTTGGAATATTACGCCGTAAATTAATTATGGAAAGTCTGGTTCGAGTCCAGAACAGAACAATAAAAGAAAATCACATAGCAATCAACAAAAAATTTTTCCTTTATTAAAAATTAAAAATGATTTTCGCAAACACACACAAAGCTCCTTTGGCGCAATTGGATAGCGCATCCGACTTCTAATCGGGAGGTTGCCGGTTCGACTCCGGCATGGAGTAATTTAAAATAACAAATATAAAATACTTTTATTTTGAATTTTATATTTTTCAAATACTTTACATTGTGTATTTTACACTTTTTTACATTTAAAAGGTGTAAAAATACTTATACATATTTCTATATAAAATTGATGTATATTACAGTTTAAAATTACAATAAATAACATTATGAGTGAAAACAAAATTTTATTTATCATGTATTAGAAGTAATAGATCTAATAAAAAACCCTTAGTATATTGATAATAAAATTACAACCTAATAAATCAAATAAAACTAATAAATTATTCCAAAAATAATCTAAATAAATATAAAAGATGAAAAACTTTTGTGCGTCATGTGTAGGAGTAGATGTAGAAAAAATAATAAAAACAAATAATGAAAGATTACCAAAATGGTTAGAAAAAGTAGATTATGTAACAAATTTCATTAAACAATCAAAACTAGTCCCTTACAAACAAAAAAAAACAAAAATGAAATTAAAATTAAATGTAGGAAAAGAAAATGCAAATAGATATATGTTATATTGGGGAGCACAACCATCAATTAATTTAAATATAAAAAATGCAAAACAAGCTTATAAAAATTTCACAAATTATGGTGTATCAAAAGTAGATAAAAAAGGCGATGTATCATTTCATTTTAATTGTCCTCAACCTTACAAAACAACAGAAAAAAATAAAACACTACCTGAAACATATTACAGACACATTCATTTTTGTTATGCAAATAAAGAAAATACGCAATGGATAGACAAAGTATATACAAAAGTAGTTATTTGCGATATTTCTCTCAAAGATTCATTAAAATTGTTAAAACAAAATAAAGCAGTAATGTTAAATGCATTACCATGTGAATATTATGCAAAATTTCATATACCACATTCATATAATTTAGATGTAAAAACAGCAAAAAAATTATCACAAAAACAATTATTTGATTGGATTTTAAATGTAATAAAATTAAATTATAACACAATTTATCAATCAATAATAAATAAAAAAATAAATTTATATGAAATACCCATAATAGTTTATTGTGTTCATGATAAATGCGGTGCTGCCCACGATTTAGCTATAGAATTATTAAAGAAAGGATTTGTAAATTTACTATATTATAAAGGTGGAACAAAGAAATATCTATCACACAAAAAATCCAAACGCAAAACCCACAAACACAAAACCCACAAACGCAAAACCCACAAACTAAAGAGAAAATCCGAGAGAAAATCCAAAAAAAATTAAATAATATAATTAAAAATAAATAATATAATGAAAAATAAATTTAAGAAATAAACAATAATATATATTGATTAAATGAAATTGTATAGATTATTAATTGACATTTTAATGTTTTTAATTCCTATAATAGTTTGTTTTTATGCAAATCTAATAGGTGTGTCATTAATAATGTTTATTTATGGATTTATACATTTCAAATATCCATGGTTAGTAACTTTAATAAAAAAACTCTATTTCATTAAAGATAAAACAAATGTAGTAATATGGTAGATAAATAAACAAAAAGTTCTGTTAGTATAAATGAGAGATTACGTTGCAGGTTAACTGTGAAGATTCTGGTTTGAGTCCAGGGCAGGACAAAGAAAATCATACAGCAATATAAATTAACTGATTTTCGTAAACAAAGTTCCTTTGGCGCAATTGGATAGCGCATCCGACTTCTAATCGGGAGGTTGCCGGTTCGAGTCCGGCATGGAATATTTTTTTATAAAAAAATATTAAAATACTAATCAATAATTAATAATTAATAATCAATAATCAATAATTAATAATCAATAATCAATAATCAATATTAATCATCATGAAAATTGTTAATTTGATGAGCGATATACATAGTCCAAGAACGCAATCTTTCTGTTGGAGTAGAATCACTATGTCTTAGTAAGAAATTTGCATAGTATCGCAATTCCATATCAACTAAAGAATCAACAATAATTGCCGGTAATTTTTCACATGTTTTTCTCTTAGGCAATGTGATGAGATTTTCTCTGCATATAGGACAATTGCCTTTCTCTTGTTTTTCAAAAGTTTTGGTGATGCAAGTGAAACAGAAATGATGTCCACATGGTGTAACCACTTTGTTTTTGTCATCGTCGATTACATCAAAGCAGATTGAACATTCTAGTATTTCCTTTTCATTGAAATCACTAGATGAATCATTTGTTTTGTCTTGGCTATTACAAGATACATCATCAGATATATCTTGTAATGCAATGCAAGAAGCATTTTGCGGTTTGATTGCCGTGAATCGTTCGGGACATGTCCTCCTGTTATGTCCTGTTTTTTGGCAAATACTGCAAGGCATTTGTAGTTAAGTGTGACAAACAAAATTATGATGATTCAATTTTATTACCTATCTAAAATGTGGACTTGGCCGAGTGGTTAAGGCGATGGCCTGCTAAGCCATTGGGGAATCCCCGCGCAGGTTCGAATCCTGCAGTCCACGTATTTTGTATTGTTTACAATACAAAATATCATCCAATACAAAATTCCTTTACGCCTTTAAATGTTCAAAGGTATAAGAATATACAAAAAAATTGATAAGTTTTAATTAAACTTATCAAATAATAACAATTATATAAGATGAATGATAATACAAAAAAACCGTTAAGTGTAAATAAAAGTATACAATTAGGATTATGTTGTTTAAATATGACAATGAGGGCAAATAATCCATCAGTATTTAGCTCAAGAAAAATGATAATAAGAACAATAAAAGAGAGAGGTATACATTCATTAAAAGAAAAAATAACACAAAATTTACTAGATACTATACAATTAATAAGATGGAATGAATATAATGGTATAAAAGTATTTAGATTAAGTAGTGAATTATTCTCTCATAAATCTAATCCCCAAATAGAAGATTATACATTTGATTTTGCAATACCTTTATTAAAAAAGATAGGTAAGAAAGCAAAAAAATATAATCAAAGATTAACTTTTCATCCAGGACAGTATAATGTAGTGGGAAGTCCAGATAAAAAAAGTTTTGAACATACAGTAAATGATTTATCATATCATGCAGATGTATTAGATTTGATGGAATTAGATAAGCATTCAGTAATGGTAGTACATGGTGGAGGTGTATATGGTGATAAGGAAAAAACAAAAGAACGTTGGTGTGAACAATTTAAATTATTGCCAGAAAATGTTCAAAGAAGATTAGTATTAGAAAATTGTGAGAAGTGTTTTTCAATAGAGGATTGTTTGGACATATCAAAAAAAATAAATATACCAGTTGTATTTGATACACATCATTTTGAATGTTATAAATTATTACATAAAGATGAAGAATTCAAAGAAGGAGAATATTATATTCCATTAATATTAGAAACATGGAATAAAAGGGGAATTAAACCAAAATTTCATGTAAGTGAACAAGGAAGTGGTAGAGTAGGTCATCACAGTGATTATATAGAAAGCATACCAAACTATTTATTAGAAATACCAGAAAAATTCAATCAAGATATAGATATAATGATAGAAGCAAAAATGAAAGAACGTGCAATTTTTGCATTATATGAAAAATATCCATTTCTAAACTGCAAAAACTAAATCAAATAATATTAAAGTAATTATACTAAAACAAATAACAGTGAAATAAATGAAAAATAAAAATTATATACTTGGAATAACATCATTATGGTTGTTAATTCCAATATTGCAATGTATTAAAAAATTAAATACAGTACCAAATATAGATATTATTGCTCTAATTTTTTTTGCTTTCTCTTCGATAATATCAACATTGCATTGGAGTGATAATAAAAAACAAAACTTTCTACATAAAATGGATAGGTTAATAGCAGTAATACTTTTTATTTTTCTAACAAATCATGGAAATATGAAAGGTGCACCAATTGTTTTATTAATGTACCTATTATCACAAGTAAACAAAGGATTAGTAAATATTATATGTGATTTAGCATTTCGTTTTACAGGATATTGGTGGGTATTAGAATTAATAGCACCAGAGCTATTAACAAAATCAACAATAATATTAAATAGTATAGCATATTGTATTCATATTTATAGTTTATGGCGTTGGGTATCAAAAAATCAATCAAAATATTGGTTTTTATGTATACCATCATTTTCATATATTTTACTTATAAATTGCATAGTATTTTAGATAATAAATTTGTTTTTTTTTTATTAATAAAACATGGCGACTATGGCCGAGTGGTTAAGGCGATGGACTTGAAATCCATTGGGGTCTCCTGCGCAGGTTCGAATCCTGCTGGTCGCGTAACTGGTTTTATAGTGTAAATGGTATCACGCTGGAGGATGACGCTCCCTCCAGAAATCCAAGTTCAAGTCTTGGTGAAACCGATTACTTTATTGGTTTTATAGTGTAGTGGTTATCACACTGGATTTTGATTCCAGTAACCCGAGTTCGAGTCTCGGTAAAACCTAAATAATATTAATAAAATAATATAAAGAGATTTACAATAAATATATTATAATAATAATATGCTCGCTTAGCTTAGTTGGTAGAGCGTGGTGCTAATAACGCCAAGGCCGACGGTTCGAGCCCGTCAGTGAGCAACATTTTAAATATAATTTTCATTAAAAATTATATTTAAATAATTCAAATACTTTAATGAAATCAAATCAAATCAAATGAAATCAAATGAAATGAAATCAACTCAAATCAATATAAAAAATGAATCAAATATATTACTATAATTACTATACAACAATGATACGTAATATTTTCAAAAAAATTTTCCAAAAAAAAGAAAACAAAATTTTACTAGGTAGATGGAATAATAATGGCAAAGAAATAAAAAATATTTATGCAAATCATGACCATTGTGGTGATATAATATGCAAAGACCCAAAAGAACTAACTAAAATAGTAAAAAAAGAACTAACAAGCACAGAATTAAAAAAATAAATTATAAATTATAAATTATCAAATATTTTCTTCATACGAATTAAGATGTAATTCAATATATTCAGATGCATCAAAATAACTACAGAATGTAGTTTTATAGATAGTATTTTTATTTTTTAATGGAATATAAACATCAATTGTATTATGATAAACTTTTATAATAAATTCATCTTGTGTTGCATATTTTTTAGAATATACTATCTCGCTGTAAGTATTATTTGAGAGATTCCAATCATTTTCTATAAAAATATTATTAATATAAGAGAACCCAAAATTAACAAGCTTATTTGATTCTTCAATCTCATTTAAAATTTTATTTTTCATAAATTTATTTATTTATTTATTTATAAAAATATTTATTTATATATTATTTATTTATAATTTGTAAAATATCTTAACCAATGTGATGACGCATTACTGCTGCAGCAGCAGAAGCTTTTTTAGCTTTCAAATCATATAGTTCAGAAAAACTAAAATCATCAAAATACATAATAGATAACGAAATAGCTACTAAAATTAAATAAACACTCATGCTTTTAGAATTATTCGTTAATTTTTGTATTATACCCGTAACAGCATAAAACCATATTACAACTGCAATAGAAATAATAATAACATAGATATTTGGAAAATTAGCTTTCAAATAATAAATCATTATATAATATTTTTTAATATTTTTATTTTTATAGAAATAAAAATATTAAAAAAATAATAAACACGCCACGACCGGGAATCGAACCCGGGTCACCTGCGTGACAGGCAGGTATACTGACCGCTATACTATCGCGACATTATAAAAATACATTTTAATCCAAATTGCCCCTAATGCCATAAATAATACAATATCATGTTTAAATATATCATTATTGAAACAATTAATAACATTATTCAATTCATCTATTTTATTATCTAAAATACCATTTTTTTCATTTAATTCAACTACTCTATTTTTAAGTTTAACAATTTTTTCGTTTAAAAATTTACTTGTATCACACGAAACACCATTTCTTTCACTTAAATTATTAATTGATTCATTTAAATTATTAATTGATCCATTTAAATTATTATTTTCTTCAACTAAATTATTATTTACTTCATTTATAATATTATTTTTTTCACTTAAACTATTATTTTTCACACTTAAACTATTATTTTTATCAATTAATTCATCTATTACCTCATCTTTTAATTTTAATGATTCTCTCATACTAGAAAGAACATTAATTTCATCATCATTTTCATCAAAATGAGTTTCATCGCGTTCTTTCAACAATTCAAGTATACGTTCTTCCAATTCTTTTCTGGTCATTAAAGATAATAATGACATTATATTATTTTTATCTAATGTTATCTCTTTATATAAATTAACTAAAATGTAAATCATAAATAAAATCTACAAACAAATAAAATCTACAAACAAATATAAATATATAACCTGATTATATATTATAATATGGGAGACGAAGGAGTAGAATACGATGAAAATGAATTGTTCAATGCTTGGGTTAAACAATCAAGAAAATATCCTAAACAACATACAAAATCATGTCATGATAAATGTGGATGTTACAAACCGAAGGAACTTGGGAAAATTAGCACAATGAGTACATCTAATTTAGATATAGATAATTTTGATAGTTTTAATGAGCTAAATTTATTTATCAGTTATGGTGATTTAAATAATCAATCACTTATTTCTAATTGATGTAATTTATAAATTCTTTGTTGATGACGATATTCAAAATCATGTTTAATAAATTTTTCGATAATTAAAAATGCTAATTCATGTGCAATTATACGAGCACCAAGAGCAATAACATTCGCATTATTATGTTTTTTGGCCATTTCCGCTGAAAATAAATCATTACATAAAGCACATCTTACATTTTTAATTTTATTTGCAGCAATACTCATACCTATTCCAGTTCCACATATCAAAATTCCAAAACTATTTTTATCATTATTAATTTCCCTACATAAATTTTCAGCTATATCAGGATAATCATAGGAATTCATTGCACTATAACATCCAACATCTAATAATTCAAATTTATTTCTAAATTTCTTTATAATCTCAGATTTTAATAAAAAACCTCCATGGTCAGAACCTACATATATTCTCATTGATAAATAAATAAATGAAAGTATTTAAATCTTATTGAAATAATTAAAACTTGCGCTAACCAGGAATCGAACCCGGGACTAATCCTTGGAAGGGATCAATGCTAACCACTACACCATTAGCGCAAATTTGCTTACAGCGTGATTCGAACACGCGACCTTCGCATTACAAGTGCGACGCTCTACCAACTAAGCTATGCAAGCAGATTCAAATAAAATTCAAAACACAAAATTCAAAACACAAAAATCAAATAACTATAAAATATTATTTAATATAAAAAAAATTGCTTTAACTTCTTTTATATAATATATTATATATTATATCTTAATTATATATAATTAATGAAAAAAAATAATGCAGATGTATTAGATTTAGAAATTACAAAAAATTCAAAACACAAAAATCAAATAACTATAAAATATTATTTAATATAATAAATATTGCTTTAACTTCTTTTATATAATATATTATATATTATATCTTAATTATATATAATTAATGAAAAAAAATAATGCAGATGTATTAGATTTAGAAATTACAAAAAAATCACATACTAAAACGCGTAAAAAAAATAAAAAACTTCACAAATCTATGAAAAAACGCAGAAAATCACATACCAAACAACGCAGAAAATCACATACCAAACAACGCAGAAAATCACATACCAAACAACGCAGAAAATCACACACTAAAAAAAATAAAAAATCTCTCAAAAAAAGAAAAAAGAATCGTAAAAAATCATTATTATCATCAGTGAAAATACCAAATATAAATGCAAAAGGACTTGTAAGAAGTGCATCTAATAATAGAGGTAATGAACTAGCAGAGTGTTATGAAAAATGTAGAAACGAACACAACATGAGACAAACATTTAAAGGTTACAATGCAGTTTCATCAAGAGATACAGATACAAATGAAAGATTATATAGAGAGTTAGATAAATATGTAGATAATTCACGAAAATCAACAAATTATTCTAATGACAGCTTTGAATCGCCACCAACTACTAATTATTCAAAAGATAGTTTTGAATTACCTCCAACAACAAGTAATTAATTTTCAAATAATTAATATAAGTTTTTAAGTAATTAATATAAGTTTTTAAATAAAAATTATATTAATATTTTATCTCGCCGGCCGGAATCGAACCAGCGACCCTCTGATTTCCACAATTTTACTTACTACAGTCAGATGCTCTACCAATTGAGCTACAGCGAGTTTTTTCTCTTCCTGACGGGTTCGAACCGCCGACCTATCGGTTAACAGCCGATCGCTCTACCAACTGAGCCAAGGAAGAATGGGTTACAGGTAAAATTTTATTTTTATTTTTAAAAATGCTGTAATTTACCTTTTTTTGATTAATTAAAAGTTTAATCTAATCTTAAACTTTTCCAAATGCTGTATTAAAATACAGTAAGATAAAATCTTATATTTTTATTAATATGCTGTAAGATTTTCATTCTAAAATCTTGATTAATTGTAATTATTAAAACCACTTGATATCACATGTTTATAATAAACACTAAATACTAAATGATTTATATAATCTAATCTATACTAACACCTACACCTACATACATTTTCCTCTTCATTGTCGTCGTCTTCTGCTCGACTTCTATTCCCAATCATCGCCGTCTCATCATCATCTCCTCGCTATCGTCTTCATAATCGTCGCCCAATTCTACCTAAACAAAAAAAGTTAGTAAATCGCTTCACATGCTATCCGCATCCACGTTAAATTATGAGTTTTTTATGAGTTTTATAAAATATGAATTTTTATGATTTATGAATTTTTATAAAATATGAATTTTTATAAAATATGAATTTTTATAATTTATGAATTATTATAAAATAATAATTTTTATAATTTTTTATAATTAATTTTATAAAATTTTCATACTAAGAATATTATTCTTATTATAAAGAATAAATTTATAATAATAGTTATAAATAATTTAAAAAATATACATCTATTCTTAGCTTTAAGAATAGACAAATCATGCAATAAAATAATAGTAAATATATGATAAATATGATAATTCAAATCTTAGCTTTAAGACTAGATAAATCATATGATAGTATTATATGTGTTTAAACATATAATCTTTTTGTTTTGCAAAATTAATATAATGCATGTGATCGACGCGGGAACATGCTGAATGTATGTGATCAACACGGGAACATACATTTTTGGCCAATTAATTTAAAATATAAATAATGATAATGATAATTCTACCATTATTTTACAGACAACTATTAAAACCGTACAATATATTAAAATAAACAAATTAAATATTTTTAAAATAATTATTGATTAAAAATTTATAGAATAAATTAATATTCTTATAATTATTTAATAGAGTTAATTATATTAACTTCTCATAGAATAATTACTCATTTAATTGTTTATTAATAATTTAATAGAACGCAACTATACTAATATAATTGCACATTCTATCTGAGAATATAACTCAAATATTGTATGCATACTAAGTGCTGTTTTAATTTTCATAAAAATGCTATTTGTTGTCTTTATTATTCGCCTCCCACACAATATGTATTTTAAAAATGTTTTTAAGTTATTTAAAATATATATTAATAAAATATTTTATTAAAATAAATATTTTATTAAAATAAATATTTTATTAAAATAAATATTTTATTAAAGTATTTATTTTAATGATTTATATTTAATTATAAATGTAATCAGAAGGTATATTTATTTTAAGCTTTGCTAATCTATCAATACAAAATTGTTTATTTTTTATAAACCTAGAATTATGATTTTCAATATTCATATTAATTAATTTATTCATTAATGAAAGAGATAAAATATAATTACCTGCGAACCATGCACAAACAGAAAGTTCATCTATAAATTTCCACTTATGAATAGGTTCATTTATAAATAAAATATCATTTTCAGGATATTCTAGCATTGTTTTGTAACCAAGCATTCCATAACCATACCCAAGATATGAATTTTGTTTTCTATAATATTTAACTATTTCATATAATGCTTCTAATCTTGATTTTCTATAATTAAATGCTTTCAAATAATCACATAAAATTTCTTCTTCAAATATTTTATCATAGTTTTTATCAGAATTTTTCTCAGAATTTTTATTTAAATTATTAATCAACAATTTATGTTTACATACAGCTAATTTATACATACTATAGTAAACTTCTTCATCCCAACCACCCATTTTAATTCTTTGATTATAATAAAATTTTGCATTTTTATAATCATCATTATCATAATATGAATTTGCTAAATAAAAATGATATCTTGAATTTGTTGGTTCATCTTGTATTCCCTTTAATAATATTTCCGCATCTTTTTTATATTTTAATTTATCACTTGACCTTGAACCCTGTGTATTTACTTGCATTGAACAATTATTAATAGTTCCTTTTTGTATATTAGGTTTATCGCATTCTGGATATTCGTGTAAAACACCAACATATCTCCAATTATGTTTTGCATTAAATAATTGTGTTCTTTTAAATGAGAGACAAGAATGATTTATAGTTAAATAATATGCATCCTTTGGTATTTCATCATCTATAGTAATTGAATCACCTATAAATATATCATCCGCATCAATTACTAAAAAGAAATCACCTTTATCTTTTGCTTTTTCAAATGCAACTGTTCTATTATATCCAAAATTTTTCCAAGGTGTTTCGTGTAATTCTCCTGGAATATTATTTTTTTTAAAATATTCTATTATATGCTTTTGTGTTCCATCAGTAGAACCAGTATCACATATTACCCAATAATCTATTACATTTTTAACGGAATTTAAACATCTGGTTATTATATTAATTTCATCTTTAACTATCATTGTTAAACATATTTTAATTTTGTTCTCCATTACTACTTATGATAAATTATCAATTATTTGTTTATGCAATGTTAAATTAATATAGTTTTAAAATATATTAATTTAACAACGTAAAAATGATGGTATTGAACATAAAATAGATGTAAAGTCACGACTTTTTTTATTTTCTTTATTAGATTCACTGCTAATAACTACATTTGATGATGAAACATCAATTTCTTCAGCACTAGGAACTAAATCAACATTTTCAACATTAAATTCAAATAGCGAATTTGAATTATTATTAACAATATTACTTTCACTATTATCTTCATTACATCCACTACAATTTCCACCAATACCACATTCATTATTAAAACTATTAAAACTATCTATACTATCATTACTTTTATATTTTTTTAATTCTCTTGAATTACTAATTTTAATATTGGTTCCGTATATATTATTAATACTACCATTATTTACATTTCTATCATTATTTACATTTCTATCATTATTTACATTTCTATCATTATTATATTTAAATGTATTATTATGTGACGTAGGTATTAATATTGGCGATGATGTTAATATTGGTCTATATCGTAAAGAACTAGAATCTGTACTACTTATAGAACTACTGAGGGAATCGCTTAATGAACTATGTTCTTTTATATAACTATGCAAAAACTTAACAGCATTCGCCATTTCTAAATAATCTGATTCGGGTATATTATTATTTTCGTTTGCTTCATCAATTAAATGCATAATATCTAAAATTGTTCTTTCTGAAAAATTAACATCTGTCATCTAATATATCATTAGTTTAATATATTTATTAACCTTTTACATTAATAATAAATTATCTCAAGGAAGAAACCATTTTGAACCATTATATTCATAAACTAAATTTTCTATATTTAAATCAATTGATGGGTCATGCATATCCTTAAATTTTGCATGTATTTTATCTATATTATTAATCTCGTATCCCATATCTTGCAAATATCCAATTGTAATTTTAGATATATAGTAATTATGATAACTTCCTGCCATACCAATCATTATACTATTTTGCAAACCAGGTAAAAGCAAATATCTATTATTTCTACCTAATTTAATATAATTATTATTATCTTGTTCTGGGTGATAATGTGCTGTTCCATCTCCATAATTATCTTCAATTAATATCCCTTTAACATTTTCAATTGTAAAACTACTATTAAATTTATTAAAATATTCAATATAAGCTTCTATTGCTTTTGAATTACCTAAATTATTAACTATAAAATAATCATTATTATATTGATATGCATCTACACGTAAAAGTAAATTATTATTTGGTTGCACACACTTAAAAACATTTAATACATGTTTTATTGGTTGAGAACCATACTTGAAATCAATATGACTTGTAGATATACTAAATATATGTCCAATTTCATGTAGAGTTGTATCTTTAAACATTGAAAGTGTTTGATTTATATTTATCTTAAAAACACCTTTTGATGGATAATGAACTCTATATTGTTTTCTATATACATCTGTTACAATCTCAGTTCTATCTTTATTTTCATGTTCTAATATATTTGCTCCTCCTAAAATATTTCTATCTTTATATTGAATTTTTGTTAAAATATAAATTTCTTTATTGTCTTTAAGATTCGTAGATGCAATTATATTTGACCATTCAAGCATAGGTTTTAAAATTCCTTCATCTATATAATATCTAATTGTACTATCAGTTGAATGAATATCACCATCAATGTATATATCTAAATCAAACTTATTATTAATTAATATTCTTGCATACTTACTGGTAGATTCACCGATTTCATCATAATTATAATAATAAGTAACAGTGTGTTCTTGTATATTATTATCCAACTCCTCAACTTCTTCCTCAACTTCTTCCTCAACCTCGTGACTATGTGATTCATTACTATGTGATTCATGACTATGTGATTCTGCTTCCTGTTCTGCCAACGCCTTTGCTTCCTGTTCTGCCAACGCCTTTGCTTCCTGTTCTGCCAACGCCTTTGCTTCCTGTTCTGCCAACGCCTTTGCTTCCTGTTCTGCCAACGCATTTGCTTCCTGTTCTACAATATGTTGCTCTGAATGGCTATGTGTATGAGTATGTGAATGGCTATGACTATGTTCCTCTTCTTCTTCATGCATTTCTTCATCATGAACTTCTTCCTCTTCCTCTTCTTCTTCATGAACTTCTTCTTCTTCATGAACTTCTTCTTCATGAACTTCTTCTTCATGAACTTCTTCTTCTTCATGAACTTCTTCCTCATGAACTTCTTCTTCTTCATGAACTTCTTCCTCATG